GAATATGAAGCAACTATAGACTCAAAAGGTCGCTTTCTACTTCCAGTAGGCTTTAAAAAGCAACTGCCAGAAGAAGGGGGCAACCAATTTGTGATTAATAGAGGCTTTGAAAAATGTCTAACCTTATACCCGCTACAAAGTTGGGATCCTATTTTTTTAAAAATTAGCAAACTCAATGATTTTGACCCTAAGGTAAGAGAATTTAGACGACATTTTTTAAATGGTGCTACACAAATTGAATTGGATGGGGCAGGAAGATTATTGCTACCTAAAAATTTAATTGAACATGCCGGCTTAGATAAGGATAGTAAGGATATAGTGTTGGTATCGGCCGTAAACAAAATAGAAATCTGGGATAAAAATAAGTACACACAGTTCTTTGACACTTTTACACCGCAAGGCTTTAGTGATTTGGCTAATGAGGTAATGAATAAGGAAGAGTTGGGTTAATTGGTTAAAAAGTTAATTAGTTAAAAAGTATGAATAATAAAACATCAACACTAATTAACCAATCAACGGATGAACCAACTGAATATCACATTCCTGTTTTATTAAATGAAGTAATTGAAGGATTAGCAATTAAACCAAATGGCATTTATGTTGATTGTACGTTTGGTGGTGGAGGGCATAGTAAAGTCATACTTTCCTTATTAAATAAAGAGGGAAAACTAATTGTGTTTGATCAGGATGAAGATGCAAAAGCAAATGTACCTAATGATGATCGAGTGCTATTTATACCACAAAATTTTATACACCTACAACGTTTTTTACGGTTGCATAAAGTTAGTAGGGTAGATGGAATTTTAGCAGACTTAGGCGTAAGCAGTCACCAGTTTGATGAAGCCGAAAGAGGCTTCTCTATTCGCTTTGATGCTAATTTAGATATGCGTATGGATAAACGCCAAACCCTTACTGCAGCTATTGTTTTAAAGAATTTTACAGAGATACAATTGCATAAAATGTTTGAAAAATTTGGCGAAGTAACCAATGCAAAAACATTAACAAAACCAAAATTAGGTCATTTTAATAAAGTAAATTTACCCCCATTCAAGTATTTAAAAGAATATAAAACAACAGAAATACAAAATTTTGAAATTGGTCAAAAATTTACTGTTGAACTTTTTAAAGTTGGTGAAAAAGTTAATATTACTGGCTTTACAATAGGTAAAGGAAATGCTGGTAACGTTAAACGTAATAACTTTAATTGTGGTGCTATGTCACATGGGTCAAAACATCATCGTTTACAAGGATCTATTGGATCTGGTACAACACCAGGACGTGTATTCCCTGGTAAAAAAATGCCTGGTCGTTTAGGTGTTGAGAAGAAAACAATTAGTGGATTAGAAGTTATTACAAGTACATCTGAAGAAGACTATATATCTTCAAACAGATTTGCTAAAGTAATAGAAGTTCCATTAGGCTACAAAGGCCCGATATCTTCAGGCGACACATTGCTTGTTCATCATAATGTATTTAAGTACTATTATGACATGAAGGGAAATCAAAAGAGTGGTAAGAGTTTTTTTAAAGACGACAAGTTCTTCATTGAACCCGACCAATTCTATATGTATAAAAAGGATGACACATGGCATTCTTACGACAAGTATTGTTTTGTTAAACCAATAGATGCTATTGATTCTTATATAAAGAAACCATTTAGCGATGAGCCTTTAATGGGTGAGATGTTGTATCCAAATGATTATCTAATTAGTAAAGGAATAAACAAGGGAGATGTAGTATGCTTTTCTCCCGACAGCGAATATGAGTTTACTGTTGACGATGTAAAAATGTACAGGATAATAGACAATCAAATAACAATGAAATTAAATTAATGGACACAAAAGAAATCAAACTAAAAATTATTGCGGCAGGTCATAAGGCAGTTGAGCAATTAATAAAAGTCGCAGAAGAAAATATTATTAAAAAAGATTCTGATGACGAGTTGGCTGCAGATAGATTAAAGAATGCTGCTATGACAAAAAAGTTAGCGATATTTGATGCTTTTGAGATATTAAATAGAATAGAGCTAGAAAGAGAAGGTCTTGAGCATTTAGAAAAGGGAATAAGTAAAACAGATACTAAACAAGGGTTTGCGGAAAGACGTTCAAAATAACTTATATAGTATACAAAAAGATTTTGTATCACCATCTATACTGTCCAATAAAAATAGGGCAAGGTCTTGGATATATGGCTATGATGACAAATACGACATAGTTGTTATATCTAAAAATGGACAGGTAGGTCAAATAGTAAATATATCAGGGTTAAATATAGGACTCCCTCCTGTTCCCGAGAAGGTATATAAAAGAAGCGATAAAAAATCTGAACAGTATTGGCAGAGAGAAGACTTACCAAGAGAGCTGTCAAAGATACAATCAATTTTCCATTGGAATGAAATGCCATCACAATTTAAAGATAGGTTGGTAGATTACATTGAGAATGAATTTGATTATAGAGAGCGAGGCTTTTGGTTTATGAACAATGGAGAGCCAACATATATTACAGGTTCTCATTATATGTATTTACAATGGGCAAGTATTGACGTTGGATACCCTGACTTTCGAGAAGCAAATAGAATATATTGGATTTATTGGGAAGCATGTCGTGCTGACAATAGGTCGTTTGGAATGATATACTTAAAGATAAGACGTTCAGGATTTTCTTTTATGGCATCTTCTGAATGTATAAATGTTGGTACTCTTGCAAGAGATTCAAGGGTTGGAATACTATCTAAAACAGGAGCGGATGCTAAAAAAATGTTTACAGACAAAGTTGTTCCAATTAATAGTAGGCTTCCATTTTTCTTTAAGCCTATTATGGATGGTATGGACAAACCAAAAACTGAGTTGTCTTTCCGTATACCTGCATCTAAGATTACAAAAAAGAACATGTATAATTCTGAGGAAGATACCATTGAGGGACTAGACACATCAATAGATTGGAAGAATACAGAAGACAACTCTTATGACGGAGAAAAGCTATTGTTCTTAGCTCATGACGAGAGTGGAAAATGGCTACGACCAAACAACATTAAAGAAAATTGGCGAGTAACTAAAACTTGTCTTAGATTGGGTTCTAAGATTATTGGTAAGTGCATGATGGGTTCAACCTCAAATGCTTTGTCAAAGGGTGGTAGTAACTTTAAAGATATCTATGAAGACTCTTCGGTACTACATAGAAATGCAAACGGGCAAACTAAAAGTGGACTATACTCATTGTTCATTCCTATGGAATGGAATATGGAGGGATTCATTGACTTGTATGGTATGCCTGTATTTAATGCTCCTGAAGAACCAATACTAGGAGTAGATAAGATATTAATAAAGAATGGTGCTATTGATTATTGGGAAGCGGAAGTTGATTCATTAAAGAGTGATGCTGACGCATTAAATGAATTTTATCGTCAGTTTCCAAGAACAGAATCACACGCTTTTAGGGATGAAAGCAAACAATCAATATTTAATCTAACAAAGATATATCAGCAAATTGACTACAATGATTCAACAATAAGGGAACACCATACCACTCGTGGCAGCTTTCATTGGAGAGATGGTGTACAAGACTCAAAGGTTGTATGGACACCTGACTCAAGGGGAAGATTTTCTGTGAGTTGGATTCCAAGCAAATCAATACAGAACAATGTATACAATAGAAATGGAACTTCTCATCCCGGCAATGAACACATGGGGTCATTTGGATGTGACTCATATGACATATCTGCCGTGGTAGGTGGTAGAGGTTCAAACGGATCGTTACATGGAATGACAAAATTCCACATGGATGAAGCTCCTGTAAATGAATTTTTTTTAGAGTATATTGCAAGACCGCAAACTGCGGAAATATTTTTTGAAGAAGTACTAATGGCTTGTATTTTTTATGGTATGCCTATACTAATAGAAAACAATAAGCCAAGGCTACTATATCATTTTAAAAATAGAGGATATAGGGGGTTTTGTTTGAACAGGCCTGACAAGTTGTATAACAAGCTGTCTAAGACAGAACGTGAACTAGGTGGTATACCAAACTCATCTGAAGATGTAAAGCAATCACACGCGTCTGCTATTGAGTCCTATATAGAGAAATTTATAGGAATGGACTTAGCAGGTAACTACAGGGATTCAGATGAAATAGGCACAATGCCTTTTACAAGAACACTAGAAGATTGGGCTAAATTTGATATAAACGACAGGACTAAGTTTGACGCTTCAATTAGCTCGGGATTAGCTATAATGGCTAATCAAAAACATATATACATACCGGAGAAAAAAGAATCAAAAATTAGCATTAACTTTGCAAGATATAGT